CCCTTGTTAGTGGACCATCTACCCGCAGCCTTTGAGTCAACTGACAGAGTTACGTCTGGGAAAATCTTTTTAAAATCTTCAGACTGAATAAGATTCCTAACCTTTCTTCCAAAGCCTACAGATAATTCAGCTGTGTGTGCGGTCTGGATAATTTTCTTTTGGGGGTACCTACCTAAAAACCATGCTGGGAATAAATAACTTGCAAACTCTGACTTAGTATGACGGGGTGGCATATTAACTATCAATCTTTTTAAATCACCCCGGGCCACTCTCTCGAATGCATCTGCCATTATCTCATGATGCTTGCCATGTATAAACGCTGCCCACTGAGATTTTACAAAAGGAAGGAACTCATCACGAGCTTGTTCTTTTGATTTTGCTTTTTCATATTCTTCTAAAAGCTGTAGCACTTCTAGTTTTTCATCATGAGGCAGACTATCTATCTTTCCCATGTTGTTTTTTATTATTTGAGCAATCTCATTCATTTGTAATTATATCTGGTGGACTTGTTTCCATAATCTTTTTAGCTATGTCTATCATCCACAAACATTCATCTGTGTCAACAGATGAGGCAATATACAAAGAATCATCTTCATCCCAACCTATCACAATTGGATTACGAAGTTCTGGCTCTTCTTCTATAGTTTTCTTTCTATAATCACTTAGATAAATAATGTTTGACAAGTTTTCTCCTGTTTGTATAATACTAGTACTAGTCTAGACTAGTATACACTAGTAACTAGACTAAGTCTAACACTAGATTAAATCCAGTAAATAAATAATACTAGACTAGTAGAGTACTAGACTAGTAGAATACTAGACTAAGTCTAGTGCCAGAAGTTAAACTTCACTTTTATCAAAAATTATAATTTGAATGTGTAGAATAAACTGTATAGGGCACGGCTAGGCTGCCGACTATATGGGTGGTCGTGGGTAGGTAGGGTCAAAAATAACAGAATTTTCGTGAATAGGTGTACTACTTTTCTAGAAGTTTACCTAGTTTTTCTCTAAGTTGTTGTTCTACTTCTACTGTAGACTTATCTTTATTCGTAACCTCTGTTACATCTGTAAAAAGTTTATAATGTTTTCCTATAAGTTCTGCTGATCTCACTCTTGCACTATCAGAAAAATCTTCATTGTTCATAAACTCAGTTAGTTTATTTAAAATCAGCTCTTCTTTTTTTATATCTGACACTAAGTTAATTCTCTTCTTTTCCTCAATACGCTTGTTTAGTGTTTGGGTAATGTTTGGGTTAGCTCTTAATTGACTTGCCATATGTCTTATAGTGCTATTCTTAGTTTTAGAAGACACTTGGTAATTTTCCAAATAACTTTCAACTAAAGACTTTCCATCTAAAATGCTGTCTATAAATCCAAGTTGTTTTTTCGTGAGTTTATTTGCATCTGGTTTTTTATTCGAGCTGACTATTTTTAAATTTGGTTTATCTTTTTTATCTGACATTTTTTTTATCCTAAAAGTGAATTTCAACTTATAGAAACTTACCATAGATTTACACGCCAATAAAATTTTAAATTAATAAAAGTGTTGAATTTACACCATACACCATTTAAACGCCCAATAACGCCCATACAGAGGATTAAGACCTTTTAGCTATGATTTATCTTAAAAAAGTGTTTCAGCGTTTTTGAACTCCACTAAGGGTTACAGTACATATAGATAATATAAAGTAAAATAATGTAAAATAATGTATTTTATGTATTGACAAAACTTAATAGTCCGTGCTAGTGATAAAGGAAAAAACTTTTTTTTTACAGGCTAGGTTGCCAAGTGCTAGATGGGAAGAACCCTCTGAAGATAGAACCTTGAAATAGTAGGAACTAGACTAACTCTTCAGCTAACTGCCTCGAAGTATTGGGTTAGTCCAAATCCTCTGATACTTTCATTTGGTTGGCATAGCAAAAGGTTTTCAGTAAGTCAGAAAAAAACTTGTGAATGTGGGCAGTTCAAAACTCAAAATAATTTAACAAAGTTAGACAGACGTTAGTTCTGTCTAGCCTTGTTCAATTATGAACTTTAACCAATAGGAGACAATATGAACTATATACAAGAACTATATTTTCTAGATGATAGCTTAAATAGGTATGAGACTAGATTACAGAAGATGAGAGACAATACTAAATCTGGCAAGATGACTTATCGCCAGATAGATTGGGATACAACAATCAACAAGATTGATAAGATGCAGAGACTTTATCCAAAATTAGCAGAAAAAGCATTACTACAAATGAGGATTAGAGAATTTACAATCAATAAAGGTTTAACAGAAATTAGGAGATAAATATGAAACTATTAAATAACGAAAAAATAATAAAAGGCATTAGCAATGCTTGGGGTTATCCAGATGAAGAGATAAGACAAAACGTCAAGGACATAGAGATTGTCTTAACTGATCTGGACATTAACATTGAAACTGATGGTAGCATTGCTTTGGAATGGGACACATTGGAGATGTTTACAGAAGATCAGCTTTTTAAAAAGATAAAAAAGATTTCTGATCGTTTAGTTAGCTTAGATAAGAAAATATCTTCACATAAAGACGATTACCATTGGTGGAGATTTAACGACTTCATGGTTGAGTTAAATAAATATTTAAACTTAGGTTTAACTATATCTGACAGACCATTGGAGATTGATAGAGTTAGAACTAACTCAGCTTATGACATGAGCAAATTTTTATTCAACAACAGATAGGAGTAAATATGAAATTAACTTTAAATAAAATCTACGATTGTAGAAATTTTGGTCAGATAGATGATGGCTATCCATTTACTGTAGCTATAAATTGCTCTGGCGAAGATGGTGCTGAATATAAAGGTTGGTACTACGTTGATGATAATTGGGGAGATTATCTGATAAAATGGGAAGTAGATGGTAAAAAATGTTCCAGACGTTTAGGAGATGCCAAAGACAACAAAAGATGGAATTTCTGGCAATCTAAATTACCCAATGGTAAAAAATGTTCCAGAAAAATTAAGCCATCTATTGGTGCAATGATGTTATCTTTGATTAAAGAAAACAAAGATAGTGTCGAAAACTTTGCAACAACTTTGGATAAAGTTAACTCAAATTAACTACTTAGAGCAGTTACTAACTGCTCTTGCTAGTTCATTTGAACTGTAACCAAAATAGGAGATGCTATGAAAATATTAAACTATACAAATATCCAAGCGTATCTACATGAGTTCGCTACTCATAATGTTAGTCTTGATATGCTTAGAGAGATGGTAAGCCACAATGGATATAAGTTAGATGCATTAAGGTTTATCAAAAAGTATGAAGTTGAAATTACTGTAACTTCAAACAAAAATAACAAAACTTACAAAATTAAAAATTAGGAGATATTATGAGTAAGAAAAAAACTACTGTGGTTGCAATGTCCCAGACAAACATTGATAGACTTGCTAAAAACGAGAGCGAGTTTCAAAAGTTAAAAGGCGAGAGAGCAGACGCTTACAACTCTATCCAAGAAAAAAAGTTAGATCAATACGCTACGCTTATAAGTCATATCAAAGTTATTTTTAATGATAACAAAACTGATAGTGATAACTTGCCTAGACAAGTTGGTATTCAAATTCGTGAAGACTTAATGAATGATGTAGGTATGAGTAAAGCAAACGCTAAAATGCTTTATGAAAATACTGTAAAGTTTGTAGCTAAGTTTGATAAAGATATACCAAGCCAAGCTACACCAGAGAGCGTTTTAGAAGTCTTTTCAGCAATGGATATCAACACACAAAACGACCTAAAGAAAAAGGTATCTAAGCAAGTTGATGACAATATTGGAGATGCATTAGCCAGAAAATTATTTGGCAAGTGGAAGACAGAAAAAGTCAAAAAAGATGACGGAACTGTTGAAGAAAAAGAAGTGTATGTCCCTAGTAAATATACTGCTCAAGAAATACAAAACGCTTGGGAAGTCATGCAAGATGCAAAAAGAGAGAGAGACGAGTTTGATAAGTCTTGCTCTGATGCAACTAAGAACGCTAAGGATAGCAATGACATAATCAACAGATTAGACGAGGCATTGGCTAGTTAATCGAATACACAAATTAGGGCAGTTCTAAACTGCCCTTGCTTGTTTATTTGAAACTATAACAAAAGGAGAATGTATGAATAAACATAAACAAATAATAGACTTTGCCAGAGGCAAAATAGTATCTGGTAAGTTTACAAAATTAGATAACACCACTAGAGAATTTTGGGGTGTTCTAAAGCATGAAGACAGAGATAAAGACTACCTTGTAACTGTCTTTGATTATCGCAAAAAGCAATATCGTAGATTTAGATTAGATGTTGGAAACATTGTTCTAAATGTAGCGAATACAACTTTTCATATTAACAACCAATAGGAGAATAGTAGTGAGATTAAGAATAGCTAAAAAAATAATTATGAAGTCCATTGAAAATACAATGGGTAGACCTAATGGACAAATGCCTATTTGCCCATTCCTTTTAGGCTCTATGGGTATAGGTAAATCATATTTAGTTAGGGAAGTAGCCAAAGAATTGAATATGTACGTTGTAGAGATTAATTTGGCTCAGTATGAACCTACTGATATTGGGGGTATGCAAATGCCAGATGGAGACAGTATGAAAGTGCTGAAACCTAAATGGTTATTATCTGAAGAGGAGCATCAATCTATTTTAGACCAAGGTTACAAAGGTGTAATTTATTTCTTTGATGAACTACCCCAAGCACCAATATTAAATCAAAATATTTTTGCTCAGATTTGTAACGAATACAGAGTAGGCGATTATATTATACCTCTGGGAGATTTTGTTGTAACTGCTGGAAACAGAATGTCTGATAGGTCTGGAACTAATCAAATGCCTATGCATTTAAAAGATAGACTTACAACTATCGAGATTGAGCCTAACTTAGATGACTTTGCTAATTATATGTTCAGCAAAAATAAAGATAGTAGGGTTGTCTCTTGGGTTAGATTTCAGCCAGAGTATCTTCATAAGTTTGACAGAGACGCTAACGCTTTTCCAACTCCTAGAAGTCTTGAGAGAGTTAGTGATATACTATCATGGAAAGAATTAGATGATGATACTAGGTATCACGCTATATCTTGCCAGATTGGAGAGACTGCCTCAGCTAGTCTGATTACACATTTAAATATCCATGATAAATGTCCAGACCTAGACGAGATTGTAAAAGCACCAGAGACAATCGAAGTACCTACAGATATAGCTATCCAATATGCAACTATATCTGGTCTCGTTAATAAAGTTAATAACGATAACATGGGTTCTATTATCAAGTTTGTAAAAAGATTTGATGGAGAATTTGTAGCGTTCTTTATTAAAGATAGTGTAGCCAAGAATAGGGATTTATTACAGAATAAAGACCTTAGAGTTTACTTGTCTACTGATGAAAAAATTAGAGAAATCGTTTTATAGGAGATAAAAATGGAACGAGATATCAAAACCAAAATATCGAGGTCTAATGTTAGACTTATGGTAGATAAGCAGAAAAAGGGTTGGGGATTTTATGCCTCAATCCTTTTCAAGATGCCTATGATCTCTAAAGATGATGTTCAGACAATGGCAACTGATGGTAAAAGTATTTTCTATAATCCAGAATGGAGCAATACTCTAACAGATGAAGAAATGGATTTTGTTAGATGCCATGAGGGTATGCATAGAGTTTTAAGACACCATCTTAGAATGAATGAAAGAGATAGCGAACTTTGGAATATTGCAACTGATTACGCTATTAATTCAATCCTCAAAAAATCTGGTATGACAATGCCTAAAGATGGATTGTATAGCAGAGAATACGAGGGCATGAGTGCTGAAAAGATTTACGAGATATTAAATAAATCTGGCAAATCTAAGCCTCAGCCTTGTAATTGGGGTCAAGTCATGTCTGGTGGTAAACAGATGACAAAAGAGCAGATCAAAACTGAAGAGAATATGATTAGAGCAGAAGTTACTATGGCAGTTCAGCAATCTAAAAATGTTGGTCAGTTGCCTAGCGATATCAAGCAGATCATAACAGAAATGGAGAGATCGCAAGTTGATTGGTCTTCAGTTATTAGGAGGGTTGTAGGTGGAGATCAGCCAGAAGATTATACCTATCGCAGACCTAACAGAAGAGCGTTACATTGCATGGATATATACAATCCAAGCACATTAAAAAGTTCTTGTGGAGATGTTGCAGTTTGGGTTGATACCTCTGGAAGTGTATCAGACAAAGAAAAGCAACACGCTCTGGGAGAGTTAAACGCTATAGCTGAGGATATGCAACCTAACTCAGTTACAATATTTTATGGAGACGCTAATGTTCAGAATATCGAAAGATATGAAAGAGGCGATATCATAGAATGTTTAAATTCTAAGGGTGGTGGTGGTACAGACCCTATGCCTATCTTTAAATACATTGAAGAGAATGATGTAAATGTAGATAGTATGGTATGTATAACTGACATGGAGTTTAATAAATTTCCTAGTCATGTCGATTACCCTTTGCTCTGGGTATCAACTAATCTAAGAGCAAAAAAGCCACCTATAGGAGAGATTACATTTATCAATGTCTGATAGACAAAACATTGCAGTTATTAGGAACTGCTCGTGTCTATCTAGTGTTCTAAGGAACTTGAAAGAAAAGATAGTGTAATGCTCGAAAATTAAAATCTATATACACCTCTGGAAGTTAATCTTAACTTCTAGGGGTTTCAATTAATCTAAACATGGAGATAATATGACTATTACGAAAAAAGATAATTTTACTTTTGATAGTTTTGTAAAATACTTACGAGACTATAGAGATAGCGTTATAGAAAACCCTATCGTCAATGAAGAGAAAACCAGATACAGAACAAGAGACAATCATACAAATAAAAAGCATTGTATATCTGCTTTTGACTATTATCTGGCTAGTAAAAATAAAAAGATGTTGGTTGCCTTTAAAGAAATCTATGGCATTACTAATGATGAAATGGCTGACTTAGTAACTTACTATGAAAAAGGTCAACATGGAAATTATGGCAATTACCATGGTTACTCAAAGCCTAAGAAAAATTCAGAGTTTAATGATAAGTTAAAATCTTTATATGAAGATGTAGAGTATGACAGAAGAAAATCATTTGAATTTGTTGCTGACTTAGTTTCATCTGTTAAGCAGTATAGAACTACTGCTAAAAGATTTTCTATACTTGATGAAAAGTACAATGAAAAAGCAGACCTTACTAAGAAGTGGGCAAAGATATCTCTAGACGTTGCCTCTGAATGGTGGAGAGAAAAACACCAGAGAACAGATATCAGCTTAGGTGTATTTGGTCAAGATGGTTTATCTAAAGACAAATATGGGGGTAATGGCAGAGAAGAGAAAAGAGTTATCAAAGATGAAAAGCCATT